CAACGATGCTGTAATCATAGTACCTCTTATCAAAGATTACTACGATGTAGGAATTAAAAACGATGAACAGTTAGTTAAATTGGCGGCGGTAGTACAAAGACTCGTTGCTAAAGGTGAAGCAAGTGGCGAAGGTCCGGCTATGGTACTCAGTGAAGATGAAAGAAAACAATTAATGGAAGAAGTTATAACAATTAGTAAAGGTTAATAATGAGTACAAATATATCAACAATAGTTAAAAACTCCGGCAATCAGTTATCAAATATGATGTCATCCCTTAAAGGGTTCGATACCAATTTTTTAAAATTAGCCGTTATCGTAGATATTATTTTGGACGATAGACATCCGTTTTTTGGAAAAACACCTGATAATGTAAATTCTCAACCACCACCAACAATCAAATATCAACAGTTACCAGTTAACTATGAAAACGTAATACCTTCACCGTCAGATACGGACTATAGTTATATTGGTAGAGCTAAAATCCGTATTTTGGGAGAAGAACAACAAACTGCATATGAGAAGTTACCTTGGGCAATTGCAATGGATAATACCGTTACACAATTACCATTAATAAATGAACAAGTTTTGGTATTGAAGGTTGGAGAAACATATTATTATACAAAGCCTTTTAATAGATTAAATTATTTGGGGTCTAACGGAGATTTTGTTACGGAAAAATCTAATAGTGATAATAATAAAAGCGCAGTTCCTTATTTACAACCACCAAATAGAAAAAGTTATGTTAGTCATCCAGCATTTCTAGCAATCAATCAAAATGGATATTTTGGAAATTATTTCATATTAAATCCATTCATAAGAAGTATTAGAAAATTTGAAGGTGATACTGTACTAGAAAGTAGATTTGGTCAATCAATTCGATTTAGTGCATATGACGACGACAGATTTAACGACAAAGGTGCATATCCTTCATATGCTCTGTTGGCAAATTTATTAAGAGAATCATCGGCTGGAGGTTATGGCAACCCAAAAGTAACTATACGAAATCGACAACGTAATATCGCGCAGAAAAAAGCACAACAATTACATCCTAAATTACCACCTATTCCTCCTATTTCACCTTGGGAAAAAAATTACGGTGGTCAAATAGATGAAGATATAAATAACGATGGTAGTACAATACAATTGACTAGTGGATACACAGTAAGTGCGTGGCAAACAACCGTATATAAAAGTATTTTCGGTATTACCGGCGATAATAAACCAACGGAAGAACAAACGAGGTTTAATCCAAATGGATCTACTCAATTTAGATTTCCAAATTTGGAAGGTGATCAGATTGTTATTAATACAGATCGTTTAATATTGAGTAGTAGATTTGCAGAGACTTTTCATTTTAGTAAAAAACGTTATGCTGTATCTACCGATAGTGAATACACAGTTGATGCTAATGATCAGGTTGTTATTACAACAAACAATGTAGCAGCTATAAATGCGCCACAGATATTTTTGGGTCAATATGGTGAAACCAATGAACCAGCTTTATTGGGTCAAACAACTGTAGATTGGATGTATGATCTTTGCAACTGGTTATTGGACCACGTACATTGGTATCATCACGTACATCCACATCCACATGGTCATGAAGATGCTGGTAAAATAGATGCGGAAAATACGAATGATGCAAATCCAAATCAAACACAAATACCCGTACAACAAATTAAGCTTAAACTATTAAGAGATAATTTACATAAGACACTAAGTAGACGAGTATTCGTTACTGGAGGCGGTTATGCGCCTGGTAGTAATGGAGTTAAACCAACTGGAAGCGGTGGAGAGTGTAAAGATCCGGTAGAAATTAATACTGTTACAGGAGCTGGAGTTGTGGGTGATTTCAAAGGTAGAAATCGTCGTGAAGGTCCAGTACAAGTTGAATTTGAATTTGAGGATTAATATATGGCATTACAATTAGTAGACATATTTGGCAATTTACAACCAGCAACAGGAAGAACGTTGCCAAGTGGAAATTTTACATTCGTATCAGCTTATAAAAAATATAAATACATTAGTGATCTGTTTTATAAAGCTCAGGTTTCCTATAATGATGCAACTATAGAGTCCGAGTCAATCGATACATGGGATGCTTTATATACAAAATATACAGACACGGTTAATCTTGAGTCAAACGGATATACCAAAGTTGATTCCAACACATTCACGAAAAAAATTGCTAAACGTGTAACCAGAATAATATCAATAAATAATTTGTATATAACAGATGCGTATCAAATACAAACTCCTATTGCGGGTGTTACCACGATGAAAGGTAATATTATTGTAAATCTGGAGAACACGGATATCTTTAAAAAGACTGTAGGAAATAAATTAGATTGTTTCGTACAAGTTTCAAAATTAGGCAGCGGCAGTGAATCGTTCGTACTAAAGTCTTTAAATTTAGTAAACTTAAAGTATTTTGAAGCTCAAACGAATTATAATAGAATTCCAGAATCAAAGTATGAAGCTAATTTAAATGAGGCAGAACAATCAATAAATGACTTTTTAAAAGCACTTCAACAAGATACAAATAAAAATATTTCATCTGGAACTTGGAAAAAGGAAGATCTACCAAGCTGTTTTTTACCTGATCCAGATCCAGCTTTACCAGGTCCTCCTACACAAACAATAAATGGAGTAGCTAATAAAGCTCCTGTAGTAGACAATCCTAACATAAAACTTCCAACACAAGAAGTAAAGGGGTTAGATGCAAATGCAGCACAACAAGCAGCCTCACAAGCGCAAGGCGCAGCAAGTAATGCTGTGTCTCAAGTTCAAGGTGCAGCTGGAGGGTTAACATCACAAGTTCAAGGAGCGGCTGATCAAGCACAAGGTCTTGCTGGAGAGGCACAGAGTGCAATTGGTGGTGCACAAGAATCCGCTGGAGGAGTACTTAGTAATCTTTCATCTGGAGTTAAAGGTGCAATTGGCGGAGGTGCTTTAGGAGCAGGTATTGGAGCATTGGCAGGTGGAGGAAAAGGTGCATTGATTGGGGCCGGTGCCGGATTAGTTGCTGGTGGCGTAGCCGGTAAAGTGTTTGATAAACTTAATCCAAAAGGTATAAAACCAGATGGTTTGGGTAAGGATTGGTCGCCTGATAAGTTTAGTCCTGAATCTATAGCCGGAAATGATAAATTTGTAAATGCTAAAACAGGTATGGTTGAATCCACTTCCGAATTAGCTAAAGGGTTAAAAGGCGGATTATTAGGTGGTGTGCTTGGTGCTGGAGTTGGGGCTTTAGCTGGAGGTGGTAAAGGAGCATTAATAGGTGGATTGAGTGGTACTGCACTTGGTGCCGGATTATCTGTCGGAGGTGTAACTGGAGGCGCTTTAGCTGGTGGTGGATTGGGAGCTGGAATAGGCGGAATAGTTGGGGGTGGAAAAGGAGCTGTAATTGGAGCTGTGTCAGGAGGAGCGGTTGGTGCAGCTGCTGCTAAATTGGCAAGTGTTCAAAAAGGAATGCCTAAGCCAAATATACCAAAACCACCTAGTACTCCACGTATCAAGACGGTTAAAATACCAAGACCGTCCAATCCAAAAGGTGCAACAGATTTATTAAATTTACCTAAATCTAGTTTGGGTTAATAATTATATATAATAGTATGAAAATAGAAGTATTAAAAGAATTCATCAAGAAAACGGTACAACAAGAAGTACGTAATGTAATACAATCTGAAATTAAACTTCAATTGGCAGAAATATTTTCCAAAGAAGTTGGTCAGACTAAGAAAAAGTCATCTGAACCTGACTTAGAACAACAAATTCTCAAAGAATTAGAAACTATGGAAGATGTTCAAGTCGTTGAAGAGGAAGTTAAACCAGTCAAAAAGTTTGTAAAATACACAAACAACCCGATGTTGAATGATATTTTGAATCAAACTACAGGTGGAGTGCCACAAGAAGGTGGTTTGGTTAGTATGATGGGAGGACTTGGTGGTGGATCAACACAAGTAATTACGGAAGCAAAAGCTCCCGAGAATGCTCCTGAACCAGTTAAAAGTGTTTATAGTGCTATGAATAGAGATTATAGATCACTAATGAAAGCAGTAAACAAAAAACGTGGTGAAAAATAAGGTAAATAATGGCAACCCCTAAAAAAGCGATAGGTTTGTCTTTACCAATACAACTTGGTAATGAGGGTTATTTTGCTACTAATAAAGATACCATCTCTCAAATCGCTGATAATATACAAAATTTATTATTAACGGTACCAGGAGAACGTAGATTTAACAATAGTTTTGGTTCTGGATTATATAATTTATTGTTTCAACCGATTGAAAGTGATGTTACAAATGAAATGATTATTGACGTAGTACAACGTGATGTTGACAAATATATCAATGGTACGACCATCTTGAGTGTAGAATTATCTCCACAACAACCAGAGAATAATGATAGAAATTCAATATTTATAAGTATTACATTTAGATACAATAATACTATAGGTAAAACCCAACTTAACTTGGAAGGTAACAGACAAGATCGTAGAAATATTATAAACGGAGCTAAATTTTTAGGGTATAAACCAAAGGTAGCATCTGCATCATCAACCATCGTAGATATATTTCAACTATTACCATCTACTAGATCAAAGGATAATGTTTATAGCCCAGATGAACGCTATTGTTTAATATTAAAACCATTTACACAATTGACAAGTGTGTCAGGAATCAATTTCGTGGTGGAAGAAAGTATAGATTTTAGTCAAGATACAAAATTTTCACCTAGAGAAATAACGGTATATAGTCGTGACAATACAGGTGCACCACAATTTTATTTGATAAAGAAATCAGCTAAGGCTTACTCAGGTAGAGTTATAATCAAACAGTTTTCAGTTGGAGATCAAGTTCCATTTTACTCTATTAAGTTAGATGAAACAAATGTTTTGAAAATTATAAATGTAATCGATTCTAATAATAACAACTATTATGAGGTGGATTACTTAGCACAAGATACAATTCCAATTGAATTGGATAATGTACCATTAAACAATCAAACTCTTTCTCAATATAGAAGTGAAACTCCAAAAGTTTTAAAATATTTAAGAACAGAAAAACGATTTGTAACTACGATTGATGAAAACAATCAAACATCAATCCAATTTGGTGCTAATACTGAGAACTATGATAATACGGTCATCATTCCAAACTCAAGTAACATTGGAGTATCTCTTTCAAATCTAAAAAATCTAAACATTTCGTTAGATAACACGAATGTGTTGAAAGCAAATTCATACGGAGTTTCTCCGGCCAACACCACATTGACCATTTCATATATCATTGGGGGAGGATTAAATTCTAATGTTAATTCCGGAGAAATTAAAAGTATAATTGCTGTATCTTATTTGAATGATGTAACTTCTTTAACTGATAGTGAAGTTACCCTATTAAACACAATTAAGAACTCTTTACGTGTAAATAACGTAGAATCTTCTACAGGTGGCGACGATGCTGAATCTAATGAAGAGATTAGACAAAATGCTATATTGAATTTTTCTACTCAGAATCGTATGGTTACCGAAGACGATTTCTTGTTGAGAGTTTATGCTTTAGAAGAAAATTCTTACAATCAAATAATCCACTTACGAATAATTTGTACCTTTTAGGTTACGATTCAAATAAAAATCTAACTCAAATTAATCCAGCAACACTTCAAAATTTAATTGCATATTTACAAAATTATAAGATCTTAACGGATAAAATTAATATAGTAGATGGGTATATTATTAACATTGGAGTACAATTTAAAATTACTGTATTTAAAGGATTCAATAAATCGGAAGTATTAAATAACTGTATTCAATCCGTGAAGAGCTTTTTTGATATTGATAACTGGAGTTTCAATCAACCAATTAACCTTAGTCAAATCAACTTTGAAATAATGCAAAATGAAGGTGTGCAGTCTGTGAGTGAAATTGTGATTAAAAATTTAACGATTGATGATGGCAATTATTCGCCTGTTGCTTATGATATAAGCATCGCAACACAAAACAATATTGTATATCCACCAAAAGATCCAGCAATATTTGAAGTTAAATATATGGATTCTGACATTAAAGGACTTGTAGTATAATATGCATACATTTATTTATCCATCTCAAGACACTTACATAAATAATTCACCAGAATTCATTGATAAAAACTTTGGAATTGATGAAATTTTGGAAATTTATGCATCCAACAAAGGTACTACAACTGTATACACAGATCCTAATTGGCATCCAGCTCCAGTTACTGCCTCGTCATATGGTAACAATGGTTGGTTAGCTTATACCACATCTTCGTTGTTTATTTATTCAGGAAGTAAATGGTATTCATACAATTTAACTTCATCCGTTATACCATTCACATCATTTATAGCTAATTTTACAGGCAGATTGTCTAATGTAACAACTGTTCCTAGAAAGTCACTTTATATTTCTGGATCAGCAACACTTGCAGCTGGAAGATTTGTTGGAAGTATCACAGGATCAAATTGTGTGAGTAGATCTTTTAGTGGTAGTTTTTCAAGTTCAAGTTTTAAATCGATCATTAACACCAACACCTCAAGTGTGTCTTATTTTGTTAATGTAACAAATTTCACCGGGTATTTTAAAGGTCAATATAGCGGTTCATTTACTAGACCATCTACAGCAACTTATTTAAATTATCCTGAATTCTCTAGAACATTACTTAAGTTTGATATAAGTGAATTAAGTCAGTCTATATCAAGTAATAATATTAGCGGATCAAATATTAAATTCACACTCAACTTAAAATCGTGCGGTGCTAGAAACTTGCCACTAAACTATAAAATTTATGCATATCCAATTAGTCAAAGTTGGAACAATGGAAACGGTAGATATGCAGACAACGGATCTCAATTGGGTGCTAGTTGGAATTATAAAAATTATGATGGAAACGGTATTTGGTATGGTAGTCAAATCACAAATAGTTACACACAGGTAGACTATTTGTTGACCGCATCATATTCAAGTGCTAGTTTTCAAAATCAAGGTGGTACATGGTTTTATAAGGTTCCTGCTACATATACAAATAAACCAAAATGGATTTGTAATTCTTCTAAATATCCATCTTTAGTAAACTCAAGTTTAATTTGTAGTCAATCTTTTAGCTACGGACAACAAAGTGACATTTCTATGGATATAACTAGAATTGTTAGATCTTGGTTATGTGGATGTGTACCTAATCAAGGTTTGGTTTTAATAAGTTCTTTAGAGATTTCTACTCCGCCATTACAACAAACAAATGGGTTGTTGCAGTTCTTTAGTAGAGATACAAATACCATTTATAGCCCATATGTTGATGTAGCTTGGGATGACAGTGTATTCATAACCGGAAGTTTGAAGCCTGTTTCTGGATCAATTCAGAATTTAATTACGTTGAACTATTTGAAAGATGCTTATAAAGCTGGTAGTTTACCTAAGATTTATGTATTTGCTAGAGATAGATATCCATTAAAGAACTTTCAAAAAGCATATCAACAACCAGTAATGGTGACTCCTAAATATCTTCCTACGAGTTCTTATTATATGATTAAGGACGCTGAATCAGAAGAAGTTTTAGTAGGATTTGATCGATATACGAAGTTGAGTTGTGAACCTAATAATGGAAATTATTTCAAATTACAAACAACCGGTTTACCACAAGAAAGATATTTGAAAATATTTATTAAAGCTGAATATGCTGATGGAACCGTTGACATTACGGACACTCAGAAAGTATTTAAGATAACAAGATAACATGGCAAATATCCCACTAAATTATGATGTTGCGGTTGATGAAGTATCAAAACAAAATTGTGGATTCAAATTCATCGGATTTTACAGAATTGCAGACGCCCGAAACTCAGCAAAAGCAAAATATAAACGACGTATTGCAACAATATAATGAATTATTGGCCGAAAATAGAATTTTGAATCAAACGGTTAATGAACTCGTTGAAAAATATGAAAACAACGATGATAAGCAAGTAATTGATGCACAAAAGAACACTATATTAAATTTAAGAATTCAGTTGGGACAAGGAAAAGTTCCTTCGGATTTCTCAGATGACTTTCCGTTTTTACCACTAGTATAATATGCCTTACGATTATTTAACAATCAATGAACAAGATTTATCTTACGGTATAGTAAGTGCGTCTTATTTATCCAGCGATTTACAATCGTTGTATGAACAACAGATCGTGGACAATGAAGCATTCTTTGGTGACACGAATGATGATATTATTGAACTAAGCATTTATAATAGCAATCAACAACCAATTTTATTTAACAGAATAATTCCAAGTACAACTTTTAGTATTGTAGAATCGAGTTATAGAGATATTAATAACCAACCACAATCGTATAAAGTAGCAAATCCATTTACAAATTATGCTTTGAATAATAATGACTTGTTATTACATACTCAATTTGATTTAAGAATAAATGAATTAAGTCCTGGTTTATATTATACTTTATATAATCCGATAAGAAATATCGCCGGAAATCCTACAAATAAATTATTCATTAAAGAAATTTCTCCTAGTAGAACTGAAATTCGTTTATCGTTTGCATTCAATACAAATCTAAATGAAACCAACAGATTAGATTCTGTTAAAATATCAGCATTTGCAGATAAAAAGTTTGTATTTTTACAAATAATAGATGAAATTATTCCGATTATCAATAACAATACTATTGATACTAGTTTTAATTTGGAACGTAATAATTTTAATTATTTTAAATACGCAGAATTATTAGGTTTTAAATCAGTCGCTGAATTGCAAGAGTTCATCGACTCCACATATGTTGGATATGATAAGAATATAAATTTATCATTTGATCCTGATTCGGTTGTAAGTCAAAATGTTAAGTTTGTTGGTATAGCAGAACAATTAAGAAATTTCGTATATCAATACAACGAAACTGAATTTAGCCGTGATGAAATATTGACTGCGTTTCAAATTATAGTTACTAAAGTAAGTCAAGATGCAATTCTACAACGCACAACACTAACCGACGTAGATCTACAAGAAACATTAAACGTATTTGTACAAATAATTTTCGGAGATTGGTTATCTCCAAAAACAACTGAGTTGTTAACAAATTATTACGATAAGTTTTATGGATTCTTTAAAAATGCTTTAAATTTTGACAACGGTAATTTGGTTAAATTTTTAAATCATACAAGTTATATAAATCCAGTTGATGGCAGAGTAAATGTACAGATTAAATTGGACCAACCTCTTCCATTACAATATAGTATAAAAGATACTTGTTGGATATCAAACATTTCTTTATCACCATTATATTTCAAAACCAATTTATATACGGCACCAGTATCTAAAAAAGTTTATTTGAATGGTGTTAATTTCAGTGTGGTAACTCCAACCGTAAACCCTACGAATGATAAGTTTGACGATAATAACTCAAATACATTATTTGCAGCGGAGTCTCGTTTACAACAAAAAATAAACGATTTATTAATAAATTACAGTGATTTTAGTAACTTTATTAACTTTTCGTCAGCTGAGTTACGAACCAAGATTGCTAAAAGTAAGTTATCTAAGTATGAATCGTATGACGTTACTAAATCAACGATTAAAACCAAAGCATCCGCTACAACAAACGTATCGATTTCAGCTTCATATTCACAAGATTTAAAGATTGTTATTGAGGAACAGATTTCTTTACTTGATAGTTTTGATGAATATGAGTCATATTTGTTTTACTATACAGGAAGCATTGATGACAAACTAGATCAAGGTGTTGACTTTGATAAAAACAATTTCAATAGTCTATTTTATCAATTACCTGACTATATTAAGAGCGAATCTGTTTATGGTGATTATGTAAAGTTCACAGCAATGGTTGGTCATTTTTTCGATAATATTTTGGTATTTATCAAAAAGTTTCCTAAATCATACCCAATTGATTATAATGATAATAATCATTATCCAAAAAATTATATCGAAGAGTTATTAAATAATTTTAACTGGGATGTTACGAACGTTAAATTTAATAAAAGCAACATTGCACAGTTATTGTTTGATCAAAATCAATTGACCGGAAGTTTATCTTCATCCTACTTTACATATGCAAAGTCTATTTTCAATCGTATAACCAACAATTTACCTTACATTTATAAGACAAAAGGTACATCTGATTCTTTTAACTTGATTCGATCTATATTTGGCGTTTCTTCCGATTTAATCAATGTAGTTGAATATACAAGTCCGGACGTATTGGCCAATAGAAATGTATTTTATGACTTTGATGACATAATATATGCTACTAAGTTTGATAACGATCAGTACATCAAATTTAACTTCACAGGAAGTGAATATAAATTTTTTGCGGGACAACAGTTTTACAGTGGAAGTATAAGTGGAAGTGTAAACAGTCAAATAACACGTTCGTGTGTAGAAAGATTTACAGGTGTATCTACAATCGAAGGTACATTTAGATCAAATCAATTCACACAGTATAATTTTAGAGATAGAATTCCATTAATTAAAAAGATAAGAAATAAAAAGGTTGATTGGCAAATTTATCTTTATAAGACTACACAAGCACAATCTGCAAAATTAGTATTTGAGTTTACTCCTAAAGAGTCTTTAATAACATCTAGTATATCTACTATCGAAATGCCTTATTTAAATGGCGATTTCTATACGTTCATGTTAAGAAAACAACCAAATGATACTATTGAGTTTGATTCTTTATACACAATTACACAATCATACAATTTAACACAATCACTGACATCTTCAGCAGCTGATAAATTTGTTCCTCACACGTATACATTAAAGGTAAATCAGTACTATGGAAGTCAGTTGAATTTTACGGATGTTAAAAAGAAGACTATATTGTACAATCAAAATCAATTCTTTTCTACGGGAAGTTATTATGTAGGTAATTATTCTAGTTCAATTTATTTCCTAGGAAACATTGATAAGATTAAAGTTGAAAAGTATGCTTTGAGTGATAGTGATTTTCAAGAACATTCTTATAATCTAAATTCTATTTCTATACCTGAAAAGGGATTGATATATGAGAATATGTATTATTTGTGGTCATTTGATACTCCTGTTAATTTATATACACAAGGAAGTGCATATACAGTCGTACCAAATCAAAACTATAAATACACAAATACATTCAGTGCGTATAATTTCGATCAAGATTTAATTGCACGTGGGGTACCATATTGTGATAGTGCATCAGTCGATACATTTCCATATCAATTTGAGAAGTTTAATGTTAAACAGGCTATTAATTCAAATAGATACGGACCCAATTACAAGGCAAATGCTAATATAAATAAAATTGACCAACGTGTTAGTTCAAACTTGGTTCCATATGAATACTCTACGTATACTAACGATATTTTAGGAAGTGATTCTAATCTAATTGGATATTATATATCTCCATATAGTTATTTAAACACTAAAATTGAAGACTTCTTGGGTAAGGAAGGAATTAGTGATATAATCGGCGATCCAAAATATTTAACGGCAAGAAACTATCCTGAATTAAAGTTGAGACAAAAAGAATTTGCAGCTGCAAATATTAAGTACACATATCCACAAGAATATTATACCACTTATAGGTTTTATATTGACTTTTCTATTTTTGACTTTGTTAAAAAGTTGACACCAACTCGTAGTACTTTAAAAACCGGCTTGTTGTTAGAACCATCAATATTTGAACGTGTAAAATTTAACTATAAAGATGCCGTATTTTCTCCGTTGGATCCAAATACAACTTCAAGTTTAATTTCGTTTAATATCAATCCTAAATTTACATCATCCTTACTTGATACGAATGATACTTCTAGTTACTCAATTATAGATATAACTGGTATAAACAGTCTTAAGACCGATAACAACACACGTAACTTTTCATTGTTTGAAGTTAAAGACATTGTGGACGATAGAGACTTTATATTTGCTAAGTACGGTAAGAATGTATATGTAAACTCCAACGGTTATAATGTACGTAATGTAGTTAAATATCCAACCAACGATTACTATTTATCCACAAATAATACAGGATCAGCAATCGTCACATTTACATCAAGTTATGATTTGATTCAATCAATTGGATCAGGATCCGGTGAATTATCAAATCAAATAACCGGAAGTAGATCTCTAAAAAATCTTTATAGTGGATCGTCCGGTAATGGTTATTCAGAAAGACATTTGAGCAAATTTGTAAGAGTTGGTTCTAGAGTTAAAAAACAGGCGGTCTCTGGGTCTTTCTATAAGATAGTTAACGGCATTAAACTAGTTTCTAACGGAGCATTGACATATTATACATATGTTAAGGGTCAAAATGACGTTTCTACAACAGTTAACCGTAAAGGATTGCCAAACGGAAGTTCTCCTATTATTACAATACCAGGATTCTTGAGTGTAGATATTGAAAGTGATAATTTCCCTAAGTATGGTACTCTAACTGGTTCAGCTGGCGCTCCAAATAGTTTGTTCGTACAACAACCGTTAACATGTTCTACATGTACTAGTGCTAGTCTGAACAATTATATTATGAATTTATAACACATTTTTTGATTAAAAACCGAAAACGATTGATAATTATTTAATATATATGGCATACCTTAATAACAACGTTCTTACCGTCAACGCAATTTTGACAAAAAAGGGTCGTGAAGTATTGGTCCGTACCACGTACATATACGGCGGCGATTGACATCGTTCCTAATACAAGTCCTGTTTACAACGTAACTTTGGGTTATACGGCTATTTTGGCAAATAAAAATGTTGGTACACTTGTAGTAACTGAAACAAATAGTTTGAATTCAGCTACAGCGACAATTCCTACATTCTCAGGCGATCTTGCTTCACAAGCATCTCAAGTTGTTGTGGGTAATAAGTTCAGATTTATACCAAACGGTTCATTATCAAAGACAACCACAACAAATATTACACTGATTGGTAATGAAAGTGGTGGTAGTGCTTCAATCAACGTTACTGTAAGCGTTCCAACCACGAACTAATAAATTATGATATTTACTCCATTTACTCCAGACGATATAGTAGCAGGTAGAATTAACCAAGTATCATCGGGTATGTTTGGTACTGGTAGTTTGACCGTTGCACAA